TGATCCCGCCAACACTGCAATGTCTACTCCCCCAACCTGGATATCAGGGCTCGCCCCCAGGCTTCCATTCCATGATCCGCCGTTAACGCGAAACCAGACCTGCGCCGTGGTTGGCAAGGTCACGTTGGTCGGGTTCGGGTCCTGCGTTGTCAGGGCCAACTGGTCGAGTGTAGTAGCCGGCGTAAGGGTCGTAGTGATCCCGCGAACCAAACGAGACGTGCCAAGGAGATGCCGATGCCAAGCCGCATATGTGCTTGGCTCGTTTAACATGACGGGGTTATCCGTCTGTATGGCGTTCAGCCTTCTATATGTGCAGCCGGCCAGAGAACCGTCCTGCATAGCCGCCCAAATTATTGGCGCAAGCTCCTCCTGATAGGCAAGTTCCTGGATGTTCGGTGCAGTCAGATGCCGACCGGTGAGCGCGAGGTTTGGCGCGTTGTATTTTCCTGAGAAGACGTTCGCCACCATCTCAAGCAGCTGCCGGCGGAATTTCTGCACGAATACCGTAGCGAGCCCGGTAGTCTTGGGCTCAATAAATGCGCTCCCATAGTGCGTAGTCGGATTGATCTCGGCCGAGGCGGGCGTGATCGGATCAGTAGTTGTGCTGGCATTAAGGAGCCATTCGCGCGACTTCGTGCCCACGAGAATGCCCTGCCCTACGCCCTTCATCCAGAGGATCGTTTCGTCATCATCAGAGTTGAGCGTGAAGCTAATCCCGTTGTTATCTGCTACCGTGCCATCAGGGCCGGTAGGGGTCCAGGTGAAAGGGTCATCCGACATGGAGCTATCGATGCGATTGGGTAGAGCGCCAGCAAGCCAGAGCCGCCCTTGATAAAAGCACCCGCAAGTCGGCCATTGATTATTCGTGTTCGTGTAGACGCCAACCTGATAGTTGGTGATCGGAGTTTGGTCCGGAAGCACTCCGTTAAGTTGCACGTTGATCGACGTGGAAGAGTTGATCCCCGTAACGATGCCAGATACCCAGAAGGCTAGACCGGCAGTTGGAAGCCATGTGCTGATATTCGAGCTTGGCACTTGGCCCGTGCTCGTTGACTGAGCCGTATAGTAGGCTACAGTGTCCCCAGAGCCAAAGGAAACTGTTGCCCCGGTTGGGTAGAAGGTTGAAGCATTCCATTGGGCTGGCTGATAGAATAGCCGAATGAGCCGACCAATATCAGATTGCTGTGCCCCGTTATGGCCGAAGGCAAGCCCGGCGTTGGCAGAAGCCCAGTTGGAGGGGGAAGTGTCAGGTTCATTGTTTAGGTTCCCATTGGTGATGCTGACATAGTTAAGGCCGGCGAAAGAAGCGGTGTTGCCTACGCCGTATGTGACCGTGCTATCCCAGATCGCGAATGATAACTCCATCCGAATGGTGCCAGAGATATTGGCGCTGATTTGTGGGTAGGCCACCTGTGCCCAACTTGCAGTCAAACTTAAAGAGCCCGGCGTATAAACGGGCGTATCCGAACCAACGAATGAATGGTTGCCGCGATTGATGCCGATGAAATATTGCCCGTTATTAAAGACCGTCGATCCTGTATGACCACTACTATACGCAGTGTAGGTCCCACCACTCGACCACTGATTGAAGAAAGGTGCCGAAGAATTATCCGCAGTCGGATTTACAAGCTCCCAGGCTGAAGGGCTACTGGACGGAATGTTATTCTTGTTTGATCCTATGATTGTTCCGATCAAACTGACATAGGTGAAACCCTGATACTGAACAATGTCGCCGGTGTTGTAAGCTCCTAACTGACCGCTAGAAGGGGTCCAAGCAAGCCCGCTCACGACCCTATAGACTGGTGCTCCCGAGCCTGCTGTCATCGTGGCAACTGCACCGTTGATGGTATCAAGGTAAGGACCATCTGTGAACGACATAGGTGCAAGCGTAAAGTTACCGCTCGTTGCGGAAGTAAGCGTAAATGTGCTCGGCCCGTAGACCACTGCTTGCGGTTGTTTTCCGCTAAGGATCAAAGCATCAGTATGGTTCTGATTATCCGTAAACGGGATGAGCCGCAGATTGGGAAGGTCACTTGGGGTCCAGATGGTTGGAAAGTCAGTGACCCGCAAGACCGTAGTGCCCGTTGGGAAACTTACGCCAACACCACTTATTGGCGCACGGGTTACGCTATCGAGCAGAGTAAAGGTTGTAGTCCCTGTCATCAAGACAATGAAGCGTCGGTTCTGAAATGGCCCTGTGCTTGCACCAGGGAAGGTGCCCGGCGGGAAGAAAAAGAAAATCTCATCGCCTGTTGTCCAGCCGGGAGCAGACCCAACTGTTATTACGCCGGGGTTCGCATTCGAGATACTTGACACGGTAAACGAAAATGGATCATGCACGAGCGACCCGGCAGTGAGAAACCGAAGGTGGCTGTCGGTAAACTCCAACACATAAGGCGTGCTCTGGGACGGCGCCCATCCCATAACCCGAGCCGAATACCCAAAGCGAGTGGGGCAGAGTTGCCATGTTCCGGAACGTCTCTGGTTGGCGCCTTCCTCGATCGGGATCGTATTCTGGCATAGGTTGAGCGCCATGCGATACTTGGGTAAGTCTGTTCGCCCCTGCATCGTGGGCGCCCATTCACCACCAAGGAATGAGGATTGCTCGAAGTTAGCGACACCCATAGTTATTGCCTACACGAAATATAGTCATCCTCGGGAGGCTGATCACTGCCGCTCTCGATCGCATTGACAATCCGAGCTTCACTCATGAACTGCTTATATAGCCGCTCAAGGTCCTGCTTCTTGTCGGAAGCCTGGGTCATCTCTTCTGCGATCTCAAGCCCGATCCGGCACCCGAGCCCTTCGCAGAACATATCATCCATGAGCGAGACGTTCGTAATGTCCGCAATGAACCGGAGAAGGATGATCGTGTTCTCGCGCGAGGTAAGGGTGCCAGCCTCTTCCACCCAATCTCGGTAGGTAAGCCCGCCCGGCGCCCCAAGGTAGCTCACGGAGCCGGCCGTGGGGTCTTGTGCGGCCATCTTCAGAAAGCCATTCGGCAGCGGGAATACGTTCCGAGAGAACTGCTCTTGCACTGGGCCGGCGCCGATCGGGTAGGCTAGCACGCGCGAAGAGATGGTAGCCTGGATCGGCAACCAGAAGATATTAGAAGCCAGGGCCAAGGTGGGAGCATCGACAGGGCCACATGAGAGCCAGTTAGAGTTTCCCAAAGGCACGTTGCCCACATTCTGTTCGGCCGCCGAACGATAGATCAGGAACCCATAGGAGACTACCTGATCAAGCCCATAGACGACCGTTGGCGACCAGTCAGTGAGCAGGTTTGGTGCAGTGCTCTGGCCGAGCCCGTTGTTGAACCCGTTGCTATTGGCGAGCGATCGGTAGACTGTCACTGCCTGCGTGTTAGGGTCGCGAACGTAGACCAGTTCGCCGGCCCAATAGCCGACCGTGCTGTCATAGGGTTGCACCGTCATGGGCCCGAAGTAGACATCCCAGACTGAGCCCTCACCGGGCGCGTTGTTGAGGTTCTCCTGGGCCAGGGAGGTCCAGATAAGGCCGGGCACTGTGGGGTCTGTGACGATCGCACCAGGGGTATAAGTGACGGACCCGTTCCACACAGAGGGCGTCAGGAACAAGGTGCCGGTGTTTGGGGTCTGGCCGGCCGAGAGAACTGTGGCCGTGGTGTTAGCCTGTATTGGCCTGATTGGCGCTCGCCGGGTCGAGAAGACCCAAGGGTTACGGCGCAACTCAGCCCGGCGCACCTTGTCATAGATGAACCGGACAGAATTGGCTTCCCGAGAGTTGTCGCCCAAGGTTACGATCCGTCTCGCGCCAACATGTTGCAAAGCGCGATTGCAGATATCTTCTGGGATGACAAAGCTGGAAGGGGTGTTGAATGCCATCAGTCGCTCCTAACTGACGGTCAGGCTTCCCGTCGATTTCAAGAATGTAAATGCGTTGTTGAGCGCGGTAATCAAGGTCGCCGTGTCAGGAACCTTCCCCGTATCGAACTCAATGTAGATGTCCTTGACGGAGAGCGTGGCTGTCGCCGTCGTGCCGTAGGTGACGAGCGGCCCCACGATCGAGCCCGCCTGGATGACTGGCACGGCGACAGTTCCAAGGACAGCAATCCGAGCCATTAGGCCGGCCCTGCCGAACCGAGCTTGGACGGTATATCCGGCACGAACTGCGCCCCAAGGAAGACCGGCGCACTGTCGGCCGCGTAAGCTGTGTGCGACGTGCTCAGAAGCATAACCAAGCCGGTGTTCACGGGCACAGGGTAGGGTAGGGCCACGATGGCACACGGTTCGCCAGAGGTAGTTGTGGAGCCCACCGTGACCACGTCCTGGTAGAATGGGGTCACCGTCCAAGTCCCGCTGTTCTGCGCGTGCGCCACAGTATCCGTGTCGAACAACTGCACGTAGACCGCACCGGTGCCGGCGCTGGCCGCTTTGAAGCTGAGTAGTTTGCCGGGCACCGCCGACACCACCAGGGTCGCCGAGTTGACGATACCAGTGATGCTGACCCCGGAACTTTGGGCGGATTGGCGATTGAACATATCCTAGCTCGGCGGGAATGGAGTTGTGCTGCCGAATGGCGTCTTCTGGCTGAGCAGATAGACTTCCACCACATCAAGGAACTGGCGAACGTCCAGGTTGTTCATGGTCGTGCCGGCATTCAACGCCAGGATGAAGTCCCCGGTAACGGTGCCGCCGGCCGTCGTCAGCGATCCGCTCTCGGCCGAGATAGCCGCCGCCGTCGCTGTCAGGCTACCGGACTGCGTGGCCAGACTGCCCGCCTGGGTCACCACATCCGTCAGCACCGTAATATCGCCGGCCACAAGCGTATGGCCGAGGGTGAGGGTGCCGGTGATGTAGGTCGCATCGGTGGACAGGGAAGTGCTCTCAGCCGCGATGGCGACCGCCTCGGCTGTCAGTGCAGTGCTGCTGGCCGCAAGCGCTGTGCCCGCTGCCTGAACTGCTCCAAGATCGAGCGTGCCGACTGTGATGCCGGAAGGGTCGCCATAATGCGAGCCCTTCACGGTGGCGTAAGTATCATAGGCCATTGGGCTGTTCTCCCTCTAGCCGACGTTAGCCGGCCCCCGGCACAACGTAATCGACCCGGAGCATCGCCACGCCACCGGTAGTGACAATGGTGGTGACATACGCCACGATGTCCAGAAATCCGCCGGGATCGGTCGTCAGGCCGAGCACCTGCCACAAGGGCTGGTTCTCCGAACCGAGGGGGAAATTCGTCGCGTTGGCATAGGTCAGATCATAGGGTGAACCCGAGGCCACCATGGACTGAGCCGCACCGAAGAGCTTGTTGTTGGCGCTCGAAAGCTGAGGCACCGTGCCCTGAAGGTTGGCCGGCGTGCCGTCATTGATCGCGTCCGAGTAGCGCACGTTGAAGTCCGCCGCGCCGGCCGAGGCGATGCTGGTGGTGTAGAGCCGCACTGATTTGACGTGAGCCGTGGTCGGAAGCCGCACGAAACTGTAGGTCGAGGAAGTGTTGTCGCCCGACGCCACGATAACGGTGTCGCTGATCTGCTGAAGCAACGCCGCCCCACCCTCGCCCGCCGTATTGCGGATGATGGGGTTGACGGCCTGCGTCGGCAGGGTGGCCTGCGTCAGAAGAGCCAACCCATCCAGGTTGGCGATCGACTGACTGAAAGCAATGTTCGCCTGGGGCATTGGGCTCTCCGGTATCGGATCAGTGAGTAGGCGTGGAGGGCCGAGCGGGTCAGGGCTCGGCCCAGTTGGGTTACGGGGTGATATCGCCACCAGTGCTGTCCGCACACATGATCTGGAACACCTTGCCCGGCTGGGTGCGGGTGGCGCCGATCATCATCTGCGTATAGACCTGGAATGGTTGGCTGGACAAGTCGTGACGGATATCCACCCGGTTCAGCATGTCCCGCCAGATACCCATGTGCATCCCGGACTTGGCGAACGCCAAGCACTGGCGGATGTTGCTCGCGAATGGAAGCCGTTCGAGAACACAGATATCGAAGCCAAGGAACCGCTTCACCATGCCATCCACCAGGACAGGCTTGTCGTTGAACTCCGTGCTCACGACCTGAACCTGTTTCAACAGATCGGCCTCCTGCTGCGAGCCGATCACGATTGTCACTGGATCGCGCTCGATATCCACGTGGTAGTGGCGCAGATTGCGCCGAAGTTCGATCAGTTTCGTGACCGTCAGGCCGGTGTTCACGCTGGCATCGAAGGCCACGTCGATCCGGAAGCCGGGGGTCGAGGCCGTGGTGAGCGCCGTATTGAAGGTCTCGCCGGTAAGACTGCCGGCATCCTGACCCGTCTGGTTGGTGCCGAAAGCCGCCTGGATGATAATGTCGTCCATGGCGCGGCCGAAGGCCATCGCCGCGTTCTCGACATACTGGGACTTGGGATCCACGATCGTCTGCAACTCATCGAACGTGTCGATAAGCTGGGCCTTCTCCCGCTCCAACGGGAACACCCAACGCCGGGTGAAGGCATTGTCATCCGGCTGAAGGGCGGCATACCGGCCGGTCGGGGCACGAGCCGCCGTCGCATTCAGTTGCTGGACTGGCGAGGCCATCTTACCGACATAGCCGCGCTCGTCGAGCTTGCCACGCAGGAGCGACCCCATCTGCTGAAGTTTCAACTCCAACAGCGTCGAGAACTGCGTAGTGAAAAGAGGGAAAAGTCCCTGTGAAGTCGGTTCGGCCATCTGTGCTGATCCCTAGTTGGCGGCAATCATCGTCCCGATATGGGAGACCCTTTACTTACAGTCAAGACCCTGGCTTGTCCGGAAGTCCATCAAGAGCATCCTGGAAGTCCTTGACCCGGACAGGCGCCTGATGTTTCCAGAGCGAGGCATCCAAAGCATCACGGGCGTCGTCATAGTCCCCATCGACGATCATGCGCCACGTATGAGGAAACTTGACGGTCCACATGACCCCAAGCTCAAAGTTCACCGAGGTCAAGACAGCGATGAAGTGCTGTTGGGTGATCCCGGCCTGGGTTGCTTGACGCTTTGCAGCCGCAAGTGCAGCCCCCATGTCATGCTCCAACCATGCGAGCACACGGGCCTCATCAATATGATCGCCCCGCTTCAAGTTGTCCGCCGGCAGGATTTTGTGCCCGACGCCACCAGTTGGGTAGCCCAGACTGTCCAGATAGACGACGTGCATGACCCCCTCACGGAGCCGCAGGAGAGCCTCTACTTCTTCTTCCAGTGTCATGAGACTATCCCTTCTTTTTCACATGCTTCGACTTGAAGTGCTTGCCGGTGTCTGCCTTCATGAACTCGTTCGCCGTGCTTACTGGCGCCGGGGTCTTTCCATGCGCCGCTAACTTCCGTCGCCCTTCAGGAGACCGAGACATCGCCATAAAAGCGTGCTGAGACGAGCTTGTTGAAGGCACCCTTACCTCCCTGGGTTCGGGCCGGCGATAACGAGGTTCAGGCTGGCGAACTCACGGCCGGCTTGCTGATCGCCCGCCAGCAACTTGTCCCGCCATACGGGATCGCGCTTCAGGCTTTCCATACGCTGGGTCGCCTGCTCTCGCGTCATTAACCCGCCATTGCCGGGCACGGTGCCCTGCACGTAGTTGTCTTCCTTGTTCAGAACCCCGACCCGGCGGAAGGCTTCCATCGTGCGGGCATAGCCGCCGGCCTTTTCCATGGCCTCGACCATCTCCGTGTCGAACCCGAGAGCCTTGGCTCCCTGCATGGCGACGAACTTGTTGATCTCGAAATTGGCGCCCCAGTTGCTTTGAAGCTGCGCCCGCTCCTGGGTCAAGACTGCTGTGGTATTCGCCGCCTCAGCCGCATCCATGCCGTCCATGTATTTGACGAACTCACGAGCAAAGTCTGGTAGAGCCGCCGCACTGATATGCGCTGCATGAGCCGCGTTCCGCAGCATGGTCGCCGCATTGTCGTCAAGCGCCGTGCCGTCAGCGAACTTCACTGCCGTCAGGTCATAGCCGGCACTATCCTTGGGCACGCCAAGTTTGGCCCACACATCATTCCACTCGGGCGCAACCGGACTGGTCGGCAGGCGTAGAATGCTCTGCGGATCGGCGCCAATGTGCTTGGCCGCTTCGCGATAGGCTTCGGTGGCCTTGAGCGCAACATCCGTCGGGTCGAGATGGTTCCACCCTTTGTTCTGCCAAAGGCCGATCGCCTCGGGCACCGCCTTGCCCTCATACCATGCCGCTCCTTGAGCGGGCTGTTGTCCGCCGGCTGGTTGCTGCCCACCAGCAGGTTGCTGGCCTTGGTCGGCGCCGTTTGCTACTGGGTCTGCCATGGGTCTCTCTCTTCCTGTTCTGGCGAAGGCGCCCAATCAATAGGCGGCATTTGGCCATTGGTCACGATACGATAAAGGTCATCATCTGACAATTTCAACTGGGCCTGGATTTTTAGCCACACATCTCGTCGGCCTTCCAAGCGAGCATGAACCCTGGGATCAGGATCAAACGTGCTCTCGTAGGCCCGGCAATATTGCGCCAAGTCAGACATGACTGAGCCGGCGCCCGGTCCTCCAAACACGGATTGGTAGGCTTGCTTCAGGAGCCTTACGGCGCCCTTCAGCTTATATGGGTCTACCCGCTTCATTGCTGCCCTGGTCCTTGCGGCCCCATGCCAACTTGCGGCGGACCTTGCTGGGGTTGCGCCACACCGGCCGACTGAGCCGCGACGTTGGCCTTCATCATGGCCGCTTGAGCCGGCGCCGCCTGGATGGCCATCTCTTTCGCCTTCTGATCGGCCAGCCCTTTATCCTTGGCTGCGATCTCATCAGGGCTGCTCATCCAGCTTTCGGGGACCATCTGGATATCAGCAATAGCCGGGATTGCGACTTTGAAGTTGAAAGGATGCAGTAGCGAACTGTCGCCTGTAATTTGCACCAACTCCTTGACATTTTCAACTGTTCGAAAGAAACCGGCTGCTTCCTGGGCGCGCATGGCTCTAGATAGCGGCGACGTAGAAACGGCGATATACTCACCCCCGGCCTCCCTCAGTCGTGCTGGCATGGGCGGCAAAAGGCCCATGTGCGATAGGCAATCCAACTCACGGAACGTCATCGGCCCCAGATACTCGCTCTCCTGCCGCCCCACAGTAGGGGCCAGCAGAATGCCCTTCTCGTTCACGCGCTCGATCACTTCGGTCGCGCTCATGGTCGGGGTCTCGGTCAGGATTTGGAACAGCGATACGAGAAACGTATCGTTAATGAGTTGACGCTCTTCCTGCATCATCTCTTTCGAGATTTGGATGTTGCCGGTAGGAAGCACGCCGACCAGCGGCTTCCCATCTGCCGTCATGCCGCCCTTGTTCATGGCGCCGGGCAGCAGAGACATATTCATCAGGCCATCATCGCCCAATAGAAGCACAGGATCCGCCGCTCGATGGCCTTGCTTCAAGAAGGTTCGCTTCTCAGCATTCAAGGTCTTCAGAGCAGGCAGCACAAGTTGTGTCGGCCCGCGCCCATACACTTCCATTGGGGTCTGTATGTAGCGCGAGATCGCAATGGGTAGGCTGCGGTATCCGCCTTCTGGCGCCACAAGCTGACGGCCTTCGATGCATACATGCATTGACATGAACGGTTTGCCTCGTGCGTCGATGCGCTGAGGGTCATGGTCCATCTGCGGGTAGACCCGATGGAGGAAGTTATAAGGCCATTCCGAATTTTTGTCAACGGCATTCTTCAGCGCATCGGGTAGCGCATCGTAGCCAAACTTCTGCGCCGCTTGGCGCCCAGTCAAACGATACCAGCGAATAAACCCGTCGATCAACCCCTGAAAATTCTGGTGTATAAATAGCTCCCCAAGAGGAATATTGGTATACCGCAGAGCACGATCACGCGGATGTGTTCCATAATACTCTTCAACATACATACCTGCTGTGCCAAAGGCCCCGAGAGAAGTGTAAACATTAAAGTTCTGGCTTGGAAAGTTGGAGACGGGGTTGTAGCGATACTTAAATAGCAGTCGGGTCGCCTGTTCAAACCACAAGCGCGTCTCCCGATCTTTCATTACGTAATCATCATCGGAGCGAACCTGCTGCCAGATCATGTTGCGCGGCGTCATCATACTGTCGAGAATGGCAGCGAACCGGGCCAGCGCGGCCATACCCGTCGCATCAATCTGGCGATCGGTTTTCTTGATGCCGGGCCAGTTGAAGTTGCCATACCAGAAGGTGTTGCGGCTGGTTGGTAGAACAAGCTCGGCGCTCTCTTCCCAGTGGGCCGCGAAGGTATTCCGCCATGTCTGAAGCTCGGAGAACTCGGCCAGTGTATCGGCCACAAGTTTCTCCTCTCGCCCATTCATCCTATGGGCGCCCTCGTATTTCCGATAGGCTTCATCCGCATCCCGCAGGTCGGCCATTTAGAACCCGCTTCCGTAAAGTCCCGTAGGCAGCATGGGCGCAAGCCCGAGGTCACGCGCAGCCTGCATGGCTGTATTCGTGCCCAACATCTTCTTCCGTTTCTCTTCCTCGGCCAGATTGTCCTGGACCTGTTGAGGAAGCGAAGAACCGATGCCCAGGTCCGTAGCGGCTGGACTGAGCATCGTGTTCTTCATCGACATCGCCGGCATGGTTTACTCGGCGTCCTGGTCGTCGTCACCATCTTCATCTTCGTCACTATCCTCGATCACCAACATGCTGGCGGCAACCAGAACAGCTTCGATCACGTCATCAAGGGCCTCGATCGCCTCGTCATCCAGGCACTCGCCATCTTCGCTCTCGTCTTCCTCGTCATCGGAGACGCGCACGCAATCGATCCACTCGCCCGCCGGCACGATCCCGACCAGGGCATCTTCGTCATCATAGAAGTGGAGATCGCCATCATGGACTTCGATGGCCTCGGCGGTTACACACTCACGTTCGCCATCAAGGCGGGTAAACTCGAAGTCGTGCATGGGAGGTCTCCTGGGGATAGGTGACATTCTAAGGAGCACCCTATGTGGTGGCGAAGGGGTCGAAGTCAACGCCATGGGCGATCTGAACCGGCTCGTTGCGCCGCACGGTTTGCACGCCGCCGATGAGTTTCAAGGGCTTACCAAAGCGCCGGCCCATTACGCCGAGCCGGGAAGCGTCCATCAAGTCGTCCCTGATCTTTTTAATGATACCGTTCTCACGGTGGTAGAGCCGATACTCTTCGAACCAGTCCCCCAGGTGCGCGGCCACCTTGAACCGCTGGGTCTTCATCCGCTGATCCATTTCCAGGATACCGGCCTCGACCGAGATGCCGCCATCCGGCCATGTCACATGGGTCGGCAGCATGAGAAGTTTCTCACCCTTGTAGACGCTCGCCAAAGTCTCACCGGTGCCCTTCTCCCGGTTCTCGCCGTCATGCGGCCAGCCCACCGGCACGTTTCCGGCTATCGACTGCATGGCGCGGGCCTGCTGCATCGGCAGGACGTTGGAGACCCGGACGGTGTGGATGACATGGAGCACGTCGGCATCCCGGTCCCAGGCCATCAGCGTGCCTGCAAATGGGTGGTCGATCCCGAAGTCAATGGTCCAGAGTTTGGTCCAGTGCTCCGGCAGATACTCGATCGCCGGCTCCGTGATGGCCCCCTCGGGCGCCGTGAATACCCGGCCACTACCGAGCACGGGTATACCTCGGGCCCGAGCCTCAACCTCATGGGGGAGGTATCCCGCGATGACCTTGGCACGCTCTTCCGGCTCGATGTGAAGGGCGTCGTCAATCGTCATGGTGACTATGTGGCGCGAGGCCGCGCCGAGGTCCGTGGCGTCGGGGTTCATGAACCGCAGCACCACGTTCGACATGCCCTTCAGCGGGGTAAAGGTGATGATGCCGCAACCCTTGGTCGCTGTGATCCGGGTCAGAATTTCTGAGTATTCAAGTTCGGGCGGTTCCTCATCACACCAGAAGAAATCGATGGTGTCGGACTGAAGTTTGGTTCGGCCCTGCTCATAGGTCTTGAAGACCAGGGTGGATATCCCGTCCACGCTCGCACCATCCGGTGCCAAGTGCTTGAGTTGGGCGGTGTCAAATCCGTCTGTGACGCCTCGCGCCAATGAAGGTCGTTCAACGATGGCCTCCCTCGGTATGAGCCCAGACCCCAGAAGATGGTCGATCCCCGGCGGGCCGAAGAGCAACTTCTGCGGCGTATCCCGGACGACGGTGCCGCTCTCCCCGATCGCCCAAGCCTTGATGGGTTTCGTCCAGCGCCTGCCGAGCCAGTCGGAGGGATAGTCCCCCGTCAGGTGGATCGCGGTCTCGGCTGCGCCACAGAAGCTCTTGCCAACTTGGTTCGCTGCCATGAGCAGCCGCTCTCGGTAGACGGCGCCAGCATCATGGAACTG